ATGGTCGTTTCTTTGCTAGAACTCGCGTCGATCGCTATGAGTCTAATATAGAAATCTCTAGAGTACGTAGATTAATTCCAGCGGCTTTCCCTGGCTCTTCTGCGTCATCTACCTTTACCTTAGGTTCTTCTACGTTTGTTGGCAAAGGTATAAGAACTTCTGCCACCAATACAAAACGATCTGGTGCAGCTGCTGGTGTGCAATCTTACGCCAACATCGAGTTAGGACTTGTTCGTTCAGTAGAAGCTGGGACATTTATTAAAGTTACATTGGCACAAGCTAATCCATACTTAAAGGGTGTTCCAAATAATCAATTCATTACTCCTGTATTGCAAGGCGCAAACATTACATTGAACCGTACTGGTTTGGCAGCTACCGTGATCGGAACCTTTGATGGTTACGCTAAAGTTTGGAATACTACAACAGATCAATACGAAACAGATCTTCAAAGTTTCTATATCAGACTTAATACATCTGGTATTGCGCAAACTTTCGCTACAACTGGTGCTGATGTTCTAAGTATGTCAGAAATTGCTGGTGGTATTGTTACTACACCCCAGATGATTAAAGGATACACCTACACTATTAACACTGCAGGTACTACTAACTTTACAACGTTAGGTGCTCTAAATAACAATCCAGGCACGTCATTCACATATAATGGCGTTAGAACTGGTTTGGGTAACGGTTCTGTACGTACTATTGCTACTGTTGGTGCTATTCGCCGTGTAGAAAAAGTTGAAGTTTTGAACATGGCTACTAACAACAAAGCAGAAGCAATTGACGCTGTTTGCGATCGTGAGTGGAGATATAGCAAAGAGTTCACTCGTGTTCCAGGCACATCTACCTACGCACAAAATGTTGGTGGCGCAAACGATGAAGTTCACATGTTGTTGATTGACACTACTGGTGCTATTACTGGCGCTGCTGGTACTATCATTCAGAAATGGGAAGGTGCTTCTAAAGCAGTTGATGCCAAAGCAAGCAACGGAACTTCTTCTTACTACAAGAACCTAATCAATAATTCTGGCTGGATCTGGTGGTTAGATCACCCAGATACCGCAGAAATTGGTGGTCGTGCAAACTGGGGTTCTGTTGCTAAAAACAATAACTTTGATGCTCTGGTAAATAACCCAGATGTAACATTATCTGGTGGCGATGATGGTGATGCTCTAACTGAATCAAATATCATGGACGCATACGAAATGTTCAATGATGCTTCTGCATACGACATTTCATTGATGCCTACAGGTAATGTTTCTGCCAACACCGCAGCATGGATTATCGAAAACATTGCAGCAGTTCGTAAGGACGTTGTAGCATTCGTTTCTGCCCCACTGTTAATTGGTACTGCTTCTGATATTGCTACTGAAATGGTACAATACCGCAATAGCATCGACGTTGGTGACGCTACTGCTTCTTATGGTGTTATGGACTCTGGTTGGAAATATCAGTACGATCGTTACAACGATGTATTCCGTTGGATCCCTCTAAACGGTGACGTTGCTGGTCTATGTGCATATACTGATAACGTATCTGATGCATGGTTCTCTCCAGGTGGTTTCAATCGTGGTCAGATCAAGAATGTAACTAAGTTGGCATTTAACCCTACACAAGCACAACGTGACTTGCTGTATGTTGGTGGTATCAACCCAGTTGTTACATTCCCAGGTGAAGGTACTATCCTTTACGGTGACAAGACAATGCAGAAGAAATCCTCTGCTTTCGATCGTATCAACGTTCGTCGCTTGTTTATCGTTCTTGAGAAAGCTGTTGCTAACGCTGCTAAGTATCAGTTGTTTGAATTCAACGATGACTTTACTCGTGCACAATTCAAGAACCTAGTTGAGCCATTCCTGCGTGATGTTCAAGGTCGTCGTGGTATTGTGGACTTCCGTGTTAAGTGTGACACTACAAACAACACACCAGCAGTAATTGACGCTAACGAGTTTATCGCTGATATCTATATCAAGCCAAACCGTTCTATCAATTACATCACTTTGAACTTTATTGCTACTAAGACTGGCGTAAGTTTTGAGACTGTTGGGCTATAAAACAGGAGGGGGTTAATTCCCCCTCTTTTAATAGCAATAAATATACTCAAGGAGATAAATTAAATGGCAAACATTTCTGAATTCAAATCAATGATGATTGGTGGTGGTGCTCGCGCCAACCAATTCAGAGTTGAACTGGGGTTCCCAGCATTCGTCAACACTGGCGCTATCGTTGGAACAAAGGCTATGTTTTTATGTAAGGCTGCTCAATTGCCAGCTGCAACTATTGAAAACATCGCTGTACAATATCGTGGTCGTCCAGTAAACTTTGCTGGTGAGCGTACATTCGCTCCATGGACAATTACTGTATATAACGATACTGATTTTGCAATCCGCAATGCTATGGAAACATGGTCTAACGGTATCCAAAACGTAGGTGGTACAAACGGTATTGTTAACCCTAACGACTATCAAGCACAAATGAACGTACACCAGCTGGATCGTTCTGGCGCTGTTATCAAATCTTATAGCTTTATCGATGCATATCCAACAGAAGTTGGTACCATCGAACTTGACTATGAGAATGGTAATGCGATTGAAACATTCACTGTTACATTCACATACAACTACTGGATTACTTCTGCTGCTAGTACATCCAACCAAATTGGTATTAATATCGGTACTCCAATCGGTAACATTCCAGTTTTATAATTTAATTGAAGGTTTATAATGCAAATTTTTGGATTTGAGATCCAGCGTAAGAAAAAGAACGATTCAGAGATAGGGAACGTAGTAACCCCTACCTCTGATGACGGCACAGCTATTTTCACGAGTTCATCATCATCCTATTATGGGATGGTGATGGATATCGAAGGTATCATTAAGAACGAAAACGATCTTATTCGCAGATATCGTGAAGTTGCACAGTACGCTGACTGTGATGCTGCAATTGAAGACATCGTCAATGAATCAATAACATCTGACGATGATCAACCTATACAAATTAACATCGACGATCTTAAAGTTTCGGATGCAATCAAGAAGAAAATTCGTGATGAATTCCAAACAATTATGCGTTTGTTAAAGTTCGAGGAAAAAGGTCACGAGATCTTTAGATCCTGGTACATTGACGGCAGACTATATTATAACATTTTGTTAGATACAAACAATGTCAAGTCTGGCATCCA